AAAGAGAAGGACGACGGAGCTATGCCAATTGGGTCTGTGTTTTTCGAAAACCTCGCGCGCATGACCTGGGAGCTCAAGTTCTGGCGCTCTCCCAATGACGAAAAAACTTTCATTTACGCGCTCTATAACCGAAAATCGAACTTTGGGTATCACGATCCCATCGGCTTGCGCGTGCAGTGGCAAGACGGGTTCGCATTCGTCTCCCGCGCGGACACAGAATTGAAAACGAACATAACGGGAAACACTGTTAGAGACGTTGTATATTCTTTGCTCCTCGAAGAAGGTGAAATGACCCCCGCAGACCTGGCGAAGCTCATCGGAGCGTCTCAACAAAGCGTCTGGAACGCTTTATCGGAACTCAAAAAGCAAGGGTTAGCCGAAAACTCCTCCAGAGGCAAATGGAGGGCTATACATGGGTAAAAGTAGAAACGTTAGAAACGGGTTAGAAACGCAAAACCGCTTCTCATGTGGGTTTGAATGCGTTTCTACTTTCACTATATTATATAAAAAAATATATAGAGTGAGAAAGCTATTAGAAGCTTTCTCACTCTTAAGAGAGTAGAAAAAGTAGAAAGGTTAGAAACTCGGATAAGTATCGGAAACGCGCTCCAGAAAAGGGATTGCGGCGGCGTGTGGCGAGGGGGAAAGTAGAAACAGTAGAAACGGGTTAGAAAAGGGAGGGAAGAGGCATGAAAAGCTTGTTAGAGAGAGCAAACAGAATTGCGCTTGCGGAGTACGGTTGCGAGCTTTGGCAGATTGAAGATGAGGACTTGTGGCAGTACATTCTTGAGAAAGCTGAGGAGGAAGGAGGTGAGGAGGAATGAGCTTCATCGTAGGTTTGGGACTAATACTGTTAGGCGCTTTGTTGGGGATGTTCGTAATGGCGCTTTTGCGCGTGGAAAGGAGGGATGACGATGAAGATCGCGACGCGAATTGAAAAAACGCCACGCGGGATAATTGCGACCGTCGAAGTCGTTGACGAAAACGGGAAGGTGCTCTATGCGGAGGAATTTGACAATCTTCGCGTAGCTCAACTTGTGAAAAGGATTCAGAACAAGAACCCGCGCACACAGCTGAAGACGTTGATAGTCTTGTTGCACCTGTACAAGTTTTCGAACCGAAAACCCGTTTTGAGACAGAGGATCTTGGAGCTTGTCGGGGGATACTTAGACCGCGTGGACCAACTTCGCGTGGCGAACGAAGAGGAAGACGAATGAAAAGGAGGAGAGGAAATGACAAAGACCATTCGCGACGACAAAATATGTTTTGTGTTTGAAACAATCGAAGAAGCTCGCGATTACCTAATCGCTTTGGCAAGCGCGACACCGTTCTACACAGCCAGCAACGGGGGCGTCTATGAGGTTAGAAATATCAGAAACGTTAGCGTCACGCTTGTGGCTGAAGCGGATATTCGCAAGCTTGAAAGGGAGGTGGAAAAATGAGGATCTACGTATCTGTGAATGGAAGCAAAACACTGTTTCACGAGACAAAGAAGATAACACGCGAAGAATGGCACGAGGTGAAGCGACTTGTGAAGGCGTACTTCGGCTGGAAAAAGCTCACGTGGGTTCGCGCCGAAGATGGCATTTGCCTAATGGACGCAGAAAGAGTCGAAAAACTTAGAAAAGCATTTGCGCATTGACGGGAGAGCGAAGAGCTCTCCCGTTTCTGAAGGGAGGTAGGAGCATGGAAGAAATCATAGAGCTTGACGGTGGAAGAATCTTAGTAGTGAAAAACATTCTTTCTGAAAACGGAGACACGACGTTGGCGGAAGGGCTCGTTGTGGACGCGTCAGGGCATGAAACGCACTACGTGATTGCGGAAATACACAAAGGCGCAGTCACGATCGAATGGTGGGCTTGACTAATTTTATTCGGCGTGGTAATCTTGAAACAGGAGGGTTAAGGATGGAAATAGTGAAAAAGAAACTTAGCGAACTGAAACCAGCTCCGTACAATCCAATTCACAATCAGATATCGCTTCAACTACGCTGAAGAGCAAGCCTAAAACCTTTCCAAACCCGAGGAGGTCCAAGCAACGGGGGGGAGCGCATGCGAGGAAGAAAACCGAGGTTCAACAAAGAAATGATCAATCAAGCTTACGAATATGCTTCGCAAGGACTAACTCAAGAAGAAATCGCTCACAATCTTGGGATATCGGAACGCACATTCTATGAATGGCTCAAGAAATATCCTCAATTAGGAGAGGCGGTAAAAAAAGGCAAAGAAGAAGCGATACACAAAGTCGAAAACGCTTTATTCAAGCGCGCGATGGGATACGAATACCAAGAAATCAAAGTGCATCGCGTGATTCGCAAAGACGGAACCGTGTACGAGCGCCAAGAAGTGATGAAAAAGCACATGCCTCCCGACACGACCGCGATCATTTTCTTCCTCAAGAACCGCGCGCCCGACAGATGGGCAGATAGGAAAGAAACCGCAATTGAGCTCGACAAGTTACCCAAGCTTATAATCGAACTTCCTGAAGAGGAGAAAACAAACTATGACGGAAACGCGGACAAGCAATTGGATGATTCCTAAGTATGTGAGATTCTTCTCAAGAGCTATCCGCGAAGGTACTGAACTTGTTATTTTCGGCGGAGCAGGTTCAGGAAAAAGCTACGCCGTCGCGCAATATTTGCTGATCTTGATTGGCTACGCAACCGAGCCATTGAAAATCCTCGTGACGCGAAAAACCAACCCATCATTACGCCTGAGCGCATTGGAGCTCGTCAAGGAAATTTTGAGCACGAACAATGTTTACTTCTTCGAACAAAGAGCGGAACAAATTCTGAGCCTGCTCGACGGCTCTCGTATTTATTTCAGAGGAATGGACGATCCTGAGAAGATCAAAAGCGCTGAATTTAACATTGTGTGGATGGAAGAAGCGACTGAGTTCGACGAACAAGATTATAGAATCTTAAAGCTCAGGCTACGACGCCCGCAAGTGAGAAGCCGTAAAGGTTGGCTGATTCCGAATCAAATAATGTTGACATTCAACCCCGTTTCTGTGCATAACTGGACGTACAAGCTCTTTTTTGAGCGTCAGAACCCAAGCGCTATGATCTTGCATACGACGTATCGCGACAATCCCTTCCTTGATGAGGAGTACATAAGACAGTTAGAAGCACTAAAAAACGAAGACAAAACATTCTACGAGATCTACGCGGAAGGTAGATTTGCAACACCCGAAAACCTGATCTTCACGAACTATCGTGTTGTGAAAGACGCGCCGAGCGAATTTGACGAAATCAGATACGGAATCGACTTCGGTTTCAACAACCCCACTGTGGTCCTGAAGGTTGGTATCAAAGACCAAAACGTGTGGGTGCTCGACGAACTCTATAAGACGAAGCTAACAAACGCAGAGTTGATTGACTTACTGAAGCAATTCGTGCGGGAGCGCAATGCGCCAATTTTCGCTGACTCTTCGGAACCCGCAAGAATCGAAGAAATCAGACGCGCGGGCTTCAACATCCAACCCGCTTTGAAAGATGTCAAAGCGGGCATAGATTTTCTGAAACGCAGGACAATCTACATAAGCGAACATTGTGTGAATACACTAAAAGAGATTCGCAACTACAAATGGAAAGAAGACCGAAACGGCAACCCACTCGATGAACCAGTCAAATTTATGGACCACGCTATGGACGCGCTCAGATACGCGGTCTACCAGAATCGCCAAAACGTGAAACCGCACGTTGAAAGGGTGATCGTATGAGTGTGGATCTCCGGCAGTACGCGAGCGAACACCTTTTACCTTCGCTAACATCTTTAGAGTCGGTTCCTTTGCGCCTCACGGCGCAAGACGTCGAAAAGATGTTGCGAGATGAGACGATCGGCGCAGGCTTGGACATCCTCGCGAACACAACTCTCGGCATGATTGGAGATTACTTCAACCCGGTCGAGGAGCTACAAAACTTCGTCAGAGCTAACTTTGAACAAGCGCGCTATTCGATTCGCCAACAGTTACATAACCTCCTCACTTCTTACTTCGCATGGGGAATCAGCGTCGCTGAGATTCTTTGGACAATCAAACAAGACAAGGTTTATTTTAAAGGCCTCATACCTCTCGACATCACACGCGTTAGCTTCGTGACCGAAAAGGACGAAAACAACAAACAAATTTTGACAGCCGTCAAGTACCAGCAACCAGGCGAGGTTGTCGAAATCCCAGTTGAAAAATGCTTGATCCTGTTCCGTGGCTCTATTTTTGCGCCTAAGAGTGTGTTGGCGCGCATTTATCCGCGCTTCAAGATGAAAGACATGCTTGTGAAGTATTGGGCAACGGCTATGGAACGTTTCGCGGCTCCTGCAATTCTGGGAAAGACTGTTAGCGACACGCAAGCTCTCGCAGACGCGTTGAAGAATCTTTACCGCAACGGCGTTGTCGCGGTATACAGAGACGATGAGGTTCAACTTTTGGAAAGCTCGCGCAATATTGGAGACGTGTTCCAACAAGCGATCGAGTATCTCAACACGCTGATCTTGCGCGGTCTTTTGATCCCGCAAGCTATCATGAAACAGGACAAGGTTGGTTCGTACGCGCTCGCAAAATCTCATCTTGACGTGTTTCGGTCCGTCGCCGCGGCCGAGGCGAACTATGTGGCCGAATTGCTCATTGACCAGCTTGTTGCGCGAATACTCGACTACAACTTCTCGAACATCGAGAGTTATGGGTTTTTCAAGATTAGGGAAGACAAAGACATCGAGGTCAAACAGGCCATGACGGATATCATCGTGAAACTACTTGAAGTTGGCGTCTTGGACCTCGTCGCGGACGCGGAATTCATTCGCTCTGAATTAAATCTGCCGAAGTTGGAGGAGTAATCGTGTCGAGCGTCGTTGGTAAACTCATGCTTTCTTCGGAGCGAAAAATATTGTTCAACGTGCAAAGAGTGTTCAAAAAAAGTCTTGACAACTACCTTAACACTGGTAAGATAGATGTGGAACAAGGAGCCGAAAATCTCTTTCGCCCGCTACTCTACGCCTTCAGCTTAGGAGTTCTCACGAGCGTTCGCAAGCGCCCACGCAGATTAGCGACGTTCTCAGAGGAGGAGCTTTATCTGTATCTCAAACAATCTTTGACAAGTGAATGGCAAATCTTAGCGAAGGTCATAGGAAAGGTCTTCGAGAACGCTGAGGAAGCGGTTAACTATGTCTTTCACGCTCACAAACCCGCGCTAAAATTCTTAGAGTCCTACACGGTTAGTGTGTCGCAATACGAATTGCGAGCGTTAGCGACAGAGATCACAGACGCGGTTCGTCAAACATTGTTGCGCGGAATGAGCGAAGAAGAAGCGATAAAATACATCCAAGAGCAGTTCAAAGCGTTCGAGAAAAAGCGCGCGAAGGCTATTGCGCGCACCGAAACAACACGCGCTTTCAACGTCGGAAATCTCGCAAACACTGTTCAGTACATCGAAGGTTACCGATTCACCGCCGTGTTGGACGACAGAACAACAGAAATTTGCCAAGAGCGTCATGGAATGTTCATCCCAGCTCACAATGTTGATATTCTTGCTCTGAACACGCCTCCTTTGCACGTGAATTGTCGCTCTTATCTAATCCCAGAATTGCACCACGTGAAGACGCAAGAAATTCTCGACGAACACAAAATGGCTGAGCTTCCCGAGATCCAAAAGCGTCCTGAGGATGTCGAAATAGTGAGGGAAATTTTGAGGACGGTGAGGTGAAATGATGTTAGCGAAAGCGAAGATTCTTCCTTTCGGCAAAATCTACGTGTACGGTCAAAAGGAACCCATCGAGTTTACGAAAGAGCTCGCCGAAGAGATCGTGAAGAACTTCAACAAAGGCTATCCACACTACAAGCCGTTCGTGAACATTGATCACGAATCAAGTGAAAAGTACGGCGACGTGAAGGAGCTCTACATCGAAGAAGACGGCTTGTGGGCAGTGCTCGAACTAAATGAGGAAGGACAAAAAATGTTAGAGGAACACAAGTACGAGTACGTGAGCCCCGAAATCGACTTCGCTTATGTGGACCGCGAGACGGGAGAGGAAGTCGGTGTCGTGTTGCTCGGCGTCGCGCTCACGAATCGCCCCGCGCTTCCTGAGACGAAGCTAACTTTCAAAGATGTTTTCATCGCCATGTTTTCGGGTATGCGACGACTCCTCAGCGAGAGGAAACGTTGGAACGGGATGCTTGTTGTTCCCGAGCGCACGAAGCAATGGGACTGGGACGACGCGCGGGATGGAAACAAAATTATCGAGGAAAAAGGATGGAAAGCGTATGCGAAGTG